CCGCATCTTGGAATAAGGGGGTGGAAGGAGATACCGCCAATGAAGGTTCCAATGAGGGTTATCACACTTCTTCAGTAAGAGAAGTAAGGTAACTCGAACAGGTAATAGGCCGAGATCGAAATCATCACAGACCCCTGGGTAGTTACCAGGAAATCGAAATAACTCGAGTCTTGCGCATACGTCGCTGTTAGAGGCCTCAGCATCTCACTGCTAGGGCGTGCTAACACCTCGTCCTCTGCAGAACAGGGCGTACCGCTAGACTTGCATACTGGATATAATATCTGTTATGAAAACAATAAAAATGCTGAGAAACATAGAGGAGTTAACCTCTATAATCCTAACATTTTATTGTCCAGATATGTATACAGAGTACAAGTCGGAAGTACGCAGCTTCTTTAGACATTGTCTGCATGTGGCGGATACAAGAGGTATCCCGTTTATGGTTAAATACGTTAAATCAACGCGTTTAGCCGTAACACGGTATATCTCCGGTTATCCGTTACATGTAACCGAGGACGTTGCCCTTGATAAATCCGGTTGACCATTGTGGTTAGCCGGGTTCAAACCGAATATCGAGGTTCCGGAACGGGCGAGAGTTCTCTTAACGTTATTAATATCGTTTAGAGGCCTCAAGTTTGCTCCGAAACTTGATATCGGTCCAATAGTTAAGGAATGACAGGGTTCTGATTCTGTTGCTGAATCGGAATTCCGCCATGCCCTTAAGGTATTGGGGGTAAAGCCTTGGATTGGAGAGGTCTGACCTGGCTTTCACATGTCAACTAAAAGTGGACCTCAAGGTCAAGCTTTAACTAGTTCGCTCGTCGATCTTACCAACCTTCCTGATACCCTAATATCAGATATAAAGATATTAGGAGGAAAGTTGCTGGGAGAGAGAGTGGACTGGTTATTGCTTCCCCGTTGGGGTTCTCTTTCGTTGGCCGCTGTTTGAGCCAAGCAGTTCCCTTCCAAGACAAAGTCTTTTCGAAAACTGTCGTACTTTAGCGATAAGGAGGGGAAGACTCGTGTGATCGCTATTCTAGATTACTGGTCACAGTCGGCCTTACGGGGATACCATTCAATTGTGAATGATATTCTTCGTAAGATATCAGCCGATTGTACTTTTAATCAGAATAGTATCTTTCGAACTCTTCCACTCCGAGGTCCGTACTACAGTCTTGACCTCTCAAATGCCACTGACCGAATGCCCATTGCACTGCAGCAAAGGGTATTCAGTTATGTATTTGGGCAGGAAAAGGCTGAAGCATGGACCCGGGTCCTGACAGAGTATGAATATACCACCAAGGAAGGTCTGCGTGTGAAATATAACACAGGCCAGCCTATGGGGGCATATTCATCATGACCTCTCATGGCTCTAACCCATCACTTGATTGTAAGAGTGGCTGCCCTTCGGGCAGGTCATCCTCACTTCCAGGCTTATTGCCTGTTGGGTGATGACTTGGTTATAGCCAATGAGGCTGTGGCCAAAGAGTACTTGAAACTGTGCGCTCAGCTCGACATACCTATCTCAGACGCAAAATCACATATATCGCAAGATATATTTGAGTTTGCTAAGAGGTGGTTTAATGCCGGTGTTGAGTTCACAGGTTTTAGTACTCCTGGTCTACGTAGTGTCTGAAAGAGCTATGCTCTTTTACACAACTACTTAGAAACACAGGCGGGTCATGGTTGGATGCTCTCGATAGACGGG